ACGCGGGAAGCGGCAGCAGCCTTATAGCATGCCACAGAATGGGTTTTGAAATAACTGCATTTGAAATCGACAAAGAATATTATCAAAAGGCAAAAGCGCGTTTGGAAGAAGAAAAGGCGCAAATAAAATTCAATTTATAAAATAACTACATATATATATGTAGAAAAGCAGCGCAAGTGAAAGTCTTGCATTAAGACTTGATAAGAGTATTAATAAAGGAACGATACAGAAATGATAAAACATTTTGCGATAAGAGAAACATGTATAGCGGGCAGAACAATTGAAAGAATAATCAAGATGCCAAGCGGAAATCATAAAGGAAGCAGAGGAAAGCGAACAAACGCGACTGAAGAGGCTGTAAGAAAAAATAATGATATTATCGCAGAAAGAAATTTGCGCAGAAAGATTAACCACAATTTTGGCAAGGGCAGCGCACACTATACCTTAACATATGGGGAGTATCTTCCAACACCACAGGAAGCAAAGAAAGATTTGAAGAATTTTATAAGAAGAATGCGTACTGCACTAGGTAAAAAAATTAAGTGGGTGGCGGTAACAGAATATAACAATCACAGAATACACCACCACATTATTATCAATACAGCAAATGCAGAATTAGTAAACGAAAAATGGGGTAAAGGATGGGTACGCACAAGCTTGCTTGATAATAGCGGTGATTATAAAAAGCTTGCTAATTATTTAATCAAAGAAACACAAAAGACATTTAGAGAAGATGATTGCCCGGTGCAGAGAAGATATGCATGCAGTCGCAATCTTGAAATGCCTATCATCAAGCGAGAACCTGTAAACGCATATCTCTTATTTGAAGATCCACAACCAATAAAGGGTTATTACATAGACAAAGACTCGATACGCAGATATGAACATCCTGTTACCGGAATAGAATATCTTGAATATACCGAGATTGCGATTGATGAACCACGCAAGTATAAAGTATGGCCACGCGGCAAAAGGGTACGCGAGGAAGCTATAAAGAAAATAAAAGGGGAGGTACAGTTTAGTTTTTGCTAAGCAATTTTAGAATGCGATGAAAGAATATCAACGAAAGCACAATAATAAGTATCACTTACCACGCGAAGCATATAATGCCACGATATGGATAATCAGAGATTACAAAAGGTTAAAAGAGAGCGCACAAGCAATACTAGAAGAATCACCACCACCACCCGACGGAATGCCAAAAGGCACAGGCACAGCGGGAACGATAGAAGCAAAGGCACTGAAGAGGGATATATATATAACAAAGATAAAAGCAATTGAACAGGCGCTTGAAATAATACCACCCGAATACCGCAAGGGGGTATGGGAGAATATAACCACCTACAAGCGCTATCCAAACGATGCGGCAAAAAACACATATGGGAACTACAAGGCGAAATTTGTTTTTCACGTAGCAATGAATCTAAAAATTATATGATTTTTAAAATATTGGGACATAGGGGAAAATATACATGGTATATTGGTATTGTGAGAAGGTGAAGGACGACACTTCCTCATGTAACGATCTTCTTTATATAAGCATACCAACACAAAAACACTTTGAGGAAATCAAGGTGTTTTTGTTTTATAAAAAGAAATGAAAGACAAGGCGACAAAAGAACAAATACAAAGATTCTACAAAACCAAAGCATGGAAGTTAAAACGCGAAGAAATATTGAAACGTGATAACTATGAATGCCAGGAATGTAAGAAGCAAGGCAAAGTATCTTGCATCAAAACAGATAGGATTGATATACATCACATTAAACACTTACGGAACAATTACAGCTTGCGATTGAATGATAATAATCTAATAGCATTATGCAGTAGCTGCCACGATAAAATGCATCCGGAAAAAGTGAAAAAAGAATCAAAGTATCATAATGCAAAATTTGAATAAAAGATAATACCCCCCACTAAAAATATTTTGAATTTTTCAGACAATGGGAAACGAGACAGGGTCATTGCTCCGGAAAAATCACCGCGCGCATATAAACGTGGGAGGGGGAGGGGGTACAATCAAAAAGGGGGTGAAACGTATGGCAAAAATCACGGCAAATAAACTAAAAAATGATTTAATGAAACAGCTTCAGCAAAGGGGCATGGACAAGCAAACTCAATACGTATCACTCGTAGAAGATTATATTGAATTGTGGAACGTAAAGAATAGATTGATTGATGATATAAGGGAACGTGGAGTAACAGTTGGATGGAACAATGGGCCTTCCCAATTTGGCAAAAAAAAGAATGAATCTGTAACAGAATTAACAAAAGTTAATAATCAAATGCTTAAAATTTTAGCCGAATTAGGGCTAAGAGGGGCAGATATTCCAATTGAGGAAGAAGAAGTAAAACTATAATGGCTCGTAGGACATACCCGTATCACCCATTCATAAGTGATTGGATGCGAAAGGTGGAACAAGCACAAATTCCCACTTGCAGAGAACAAAAACTTTTAATGCCATTTATACGCGAAATACTTGATAATAAGAATATTGAATTTAGAGCAAACGCAACTGAAGAGGCAGTATCAATGCTGCATCGCAACTTCCCGTTCAAAATGCATGATTATCAGCTTTTTAGGTTTGCAATATTTTACGGCCTTTATGAAAAGGGAACGGAATATCCCGTTTTCAACGAAAACTTCAACTTGTGGGGACGCGGTACCGGAAAGAACGGCACAGCATCAATGGATAGCATGTATTTAACATCAGAATATAACGGGGTTAGAAAGTATGATGTAGATGTTGTAGCAAATTCAGAAAAGCAAGCCACAACATCATTCAACGAAGTGTATGATATTTTGGAATCAAACCCAAAGAAATACAAACAGTTGTACAGATGGAATTTACAAAAAATCTATAACAAAGCAACGCAGTCAACGTTAGGATATTTAACATCAAATGCAAAGACAAAAGATGGAGGAAGGCAAGGCGCAATCATATTTGACGAGGTACACGAGTATCAAAACTATGATTTAATTACAGTTTTAGAAGGTGGACTAGGAAAAGTTGCAAAGCCACGTATCATATATTTAACAACAGACGGATCCGTAAGAGATGCAGTTATCGACGATTTAAAAAGAGAATCATTGGAAATATTGACAGGGGAAACCCCACACAACGGCAGATTCCCTTTTATTTTCAAGATGGACAATATACAGGAATTTGGGAAGCCGGACTTATTTGTTAAAGCAATACCGCGATTGCGTTATGACGAAACATTAAGACGGCAAGTAATGAAAGAATATGCGAATGCAAAGAACATAGAGGACAAGAAAGAAAAATTTATACTGAAGAGGTTAAACCTTGCATACGCGTCAAAAGAGAAAACAGTGACAACATGGGAAAGCTTAATGCAAGCATGTTCTCACGTTTGGCCAAGTTTGGAAAATTCTCCATGTATAGGCGCGGTAGACTTTGCAGAGTTAAGAGATTTTTGTTCAGTAGGACTTATTTTTAAACGCAACGGGATGCACTACTACAAAGAACATACATTCATTCATGCAGAATCTTTAAAGCTAAAAGACTATAAAATTAATGTTGAAGAACTTGTAAAAGAGGGCTTTGTAACAATTGTAAGTGGTGACCCGGTAATCTCACCGCGCGTAATTGTTGATTGGTTTAAAAAGCAAGCAAAAAAATATCATGTAAAGAAAGTATATGCAGATAGATTCAAATTTGTTGCATTAAAAGATGAATTTGAAAAAGAAGGGCTAGAATTAATGGGTGTACCAAATGGAACTGTAACACATTCACTGCTTGCACCAATTATAACGAGCATGTTTGCAAATGGCACGATAGCATTTGAAAATAACAAACTAATGCGATGGTACATTTGGAATGTTGCCGTGCGAACAGACAAAAAGGGGAATAAGTCATATGAAAAAATCGAGCCTATTTTGCGTAAAACAGATGGCTTCTTTTCATTCTTGCATGGACTTATAGCAACCGAATTGAACGATGAACTCAAGGAAGCAGATACGGGAGTATTAGATCTAGGGCTAATCACACTATAAAGGGGGATAAAATGGGGCTAAGAAATTATTTTATAGATTTTTTAGGGCGCATATTTGACAAAGGAACAGGTGCGCAAGTCGATGTTAATTTAGAAGAATTAACCGGACAAGTTGCAACAAAGGAATTAGCATTACAAAGCGCGATTAATCTAATTGGAAATGCAATTGCCTTGTCTAAATTTGAAACTTATGCAAAAGGACAGCCAACACAAAAGGAAGATTATTATATGCTCAATCTAAAGCCTAATCAAAACGAGGCAGCAACAACCTTTTGGAAGAAAGCCATTGCCAAGCTAATAATCAACAATGAGTGCTTGATTATAAAGCGCAATGACAATATCTATATTGCAGATTCATTCACGCGCACAGATTCTGCATTCTATGAAAATACATATAAAGATATTATTGTGAATGGCTTTAAGCTATCAGCATTATATAAGGAATCAGAAGTGATTCATCTAAAAAATAATAATCAAAATGCCGCAAGCTTAATCACTTCACTTTATAACGATTATGGAAAAATAATTGAACTATCGAAGGCAAGCTATAAGCGAAATAATGCGAAGCGCGGAATATTAAAGATTGGAACTGCATACCCACAAACTGAAGATGCACAAAAGAAACTTAAAGACTTAATCGAAATAAGGCTAAAGGAATTTTACAAAGCAGATGCGGGCGCAATCTTGCCACTAACAGCCGGGCTTGAATACGATGAACTATCAAAGGAATCATACAAGAATGGCACAGATTCTCGAGATATTAAAAATCTAATGGATGATGTATTTGACTTTGTGGCCAGGGCATTTCAAATACCCCCACAGCTACTCAAGGGAACAGGTACTGAAATATCCGAGCAGCTTAAAGCATTTGTCAATCTTTGCATAGATCCACTTGCAAAAAACATAGAAAATGAACTCAATGCAAAGCTTTATGCAAAGTCCGACTATCTAAGTAATACTTATGTACGTGTTAATACAAGTAAAGCAAAAGCAACAAGCCTTGCTGATATTGCCAATGCGATTGACATATTAACAAGAAACGGGGTTCACAGTATAGATGAAAACCGCGAACTAATTGGCAAAGAACCGTTGCGAACGGATGAATCAAAGAAGCATTACATCACAAAGAATTATGAACAGTCAAAGTAAACAAGGTAATAAGGGCAGCAATGCCCTTTTTATATTTAGAAAAAAGGAGAGGAGGAAAAAATGGAAGGAACACAGCTAAAAGCATTAGCAGCGGAAATAAAATTCACACCGCGTTGCGAATTGATACAGGGCGAAGGAATACCCAAGCTGTACTTGTATGGGCAGATTGTGGAGGAAATTCCACGTAATTGGTGGACAGGTGAACCCGAAAGTGGCGACTATATCACAATGGAAGAAGTGAAGAAATCGTTTGCTGAAATAAAGGGCGATGAAGTAGAGATTCACATTAACTCAAGGGGCGGGGATGTATATACATCCGTTGCAATTAGTAACTTTATCAAGGACAGCGACAAGAAAACAACAATAATTGTTGATGCAATCGCAGCAAGCGGGGGAAGCATTATCACAATGGCCGGGGACAAAATCAAAATGTACCCAAATTCATTGATGATGATTCACAGGGCATCATGCGTGGCTTATGGCAATGCAGAAGATTTGCGCAAAGTTGCTGATTCACTCGAGAAATTTGATGAAGCCGTCCAAGCAAGCTATTTGAATCACTTTAAGGGAACAAAAGAAGAACTGAAAGCAATGATTTATGAAGAAACATATTTGACAGCAGAAGAGTGCTTGACTTTAGGTTTTTGCGACGAAATCATCGAAGCAGCACCGGACACTGAAGAGGGTGTAAGCAATGAATCTGCGCTTGATGTTAAAAACTCAATTTTAGAAAAGTACAGGAACAAGGAAACCGACAAAACAATATTGTCAAAATTTAGGAGGTAAATAAAATGGCACTAACAAACGAAATTAACGTGATGAACAAAGACGAAATTGTAAATGCATTACAGGAAGGCACAGCATCAGATGTTGCAGATATGATTATTGAAAATATCAAGCGCAACAATGAAGCTATACAGAATAGAATCATTGAAGAAGCAAAGACATTTAATGTCAAGAACGCAGATGAAGAGGCACTTGCAAGAAGAGGCATCATGCCGCTAACTTCTGATGAACGTAACTTCTACAATGAAGCAAAAGAAAAGGGAAGTTTTGGAACTGCACCACTTCCAAGAACCATATTTGAAAGAGTTTTTGAAGAACTCAAACAGAATCATGAACTGCTATCAAAAATTCTGTTTGTAAACACAACAGGAATTTCTGATTGGGTACTGAGAAAGGGTGAAGTGGCTCCGGCATGGTGGGGACCACTTACAGAAGAAATCAAAAAGAAGCTTGAGGGAGAATTTGAAGTTGTATCAACAACTCAGAATAAGGTATCTGCATACATTCCTGTATCAAAAGATATGTTAAACTTGAGCGTTGAATGGCTAGATAAGTACATAAGAGTACTATTAGGCGAGGCTATTGCACGCGCATTTGAAGATGCAATTGTTGCAGGTGATGGAAAAGATAAGCCCGTTGGAATGACACGCAAGCTTGCTGATGTTACAGGAGGAATACATGCTGAAAAGACAGCAGTGAAACTAAAGGACTTTAAGCCGTCAACAATTGGCAAAGAAATTCTCGCACCACTATCACAGGGCAAAGATACAACCATTGGTGAGGTTATTTTGCTTATAAACCCAACAACGTACTATTCAAAGATGTACGGCATAATGAATATCATTGATCAGTACGGCAGATTTGTTAAACAAGATCTACCATTCAATGGAACAATCGTACTATCAGCGGCCGTTCCAGAAGATAGAATTGTTGCGGGCGAAGCACGCAGATATTTTCTCGGTGTTGGTTCAACATTAAAAATTGAATCATCGGATGAATACAGATTCATTGAAGATCAGCGCGTATATCTTGCAAAGCAGTATGCAACAGGAAGGGCAACAACTGATGCAGACTTCCTTGTCTTTGATATTGCAGATTGGAATAAGTAATCATGGAAACGTTACTTGAAGAACTGAAAAGAGCTTTGCAAATAACGTGGGATGAATCGGACACACATTTAACGGACTGCCTCAAACGTGGGCAGTCTAAGTTAAATGCGCTAACAGGTACAACAATTGATTTTGATAAAAATGTAGAAGCAAGGGCATTGCTGCTTGACTATTGCAGATACGATTACAACAACTTTAGCGAGCATTTTGAAGAATGCTTTGCACATGAGATATTGCGCTTGCAATTAGCGGAGGCGATAGACAATGCAAAAGGCAAATAAAAAGCTTAATAAAGTGTATAGACACCCAATTATTTTAGAACGCAAAGGCAACGCGATACAAAATAATGATGGCAGTTGGACTAAGGGCGCATGGGTGGAATTTAGAAAAGTATTTGCAAATGTTAAAAATCTGCACGGGGAAGAATATTTTATTGCCGGACAGACAAACGAGCAAGGCACATTGAAATTTTACATAAGGTACATGCCGGGGCTTACAAACGAAACAAAATCAAGTTACCGCGTTATATTTAAAGGCAAGAAATACAATATCAATTTTGTAGACAACATCAACTATGCAAATGAAGAATTGGAACTAAAAGCAATAGAAAGGGGCATGACAGATGCAGCAATCTAAGGTTTTTGAAGTGCTAAAAAAAACGGGGCTTCCTGTAACGTATAAAGAATGGCCAATAGGCGAAGCGCCACAGCTTCCATACATAGTTTTCACAAGGCGCAATTTTGATAACTTTATAGCAGATAATGTTGTTTATGAATCGGATGGAGAATTTGACGTTGAACTTTGTACGGAAGGCAAGGACACAGCACAGGAAGATAAGCTTATAAGGGTATTTGCTGAAGAGGGCATGATTTGGGATTGGACAGGCGAAGCGCGAACAGATGAAGGCATATACATTGTAAGCTTTGATATTTAAAGGGGGCCATATATGGATAAGCTGTATATAACAACACAAATGCTAAGAGATTCTAAAACGGGCGAAGCGATTGAGCCACTAAGCATAGTGGCATTCACGGATAAGGAACGCGAAGCACAGGCGCTAAGCAAAGGATATATAAGCGAAGTAAAGATTCACACAATAGGCAAGCCACAGAAGGCGGGCAAATAATGGATCTTGAAAAGGAACTTGCAGCAATACTAGATAATTACACTGAAGAGGTTAATCAGACAGTTAAAGAAGTTGCAAGCGAAAGCGCAAAAAGGGCAGCAAATGAACTAAAGCAAACAAGTCCGCGCCGCAGACCGCGATATTACAAAGGATGGAAGGCAACCCCAAAGGTTTTAATATCCGGGCGCGTGGAATATGTTGTACATAACGCAAAAGATTATAGGCTTGCTCACTTGCTCGAATTTGGGCATGTTTTAAGAAATGGCGGAAGAACAAAGGCAATCCCGCACATTAAACCCGTTGAAGAGAAATACACAGATGAATTTTATCGAGATACGATAAAGAAAATTAAAGCAATCAAATAACAGGAGGATAAGATGGCAGATACAAATAGAGTTGAATTTGGACTTGAAAAAGTAACAATCGGAACTTATGAAGTAGGCACAGACGGAGCAATCACAATGGGCGCACCTTACAAGCTTGCGGGGGCGGTAAGCTTGAGCGCAGACCCGCAGACATCAGAGAATACGTTCTCAGCGGATAACGGCACATATTGGGCGGAATACAGCGAGAGTGGTTTTAAGGGAACACTAACGATGGCGAGATTTCCGGACGAATTCAAAACAAAGTTTTTGGGCGCAGTAAAGCGAACAGATGGGGGAATTGCGACAATCAATAACCCGGTTAAGAAGAATGTATACATTGCATTTGAGGGCAAGGGCGATGCACACGCAAGAAGAACTATCTTTTACAATGTTGCACTAGGCACAATAAAGAAAGAATACAAGACAATGGAGAAGAACTCAAAGACACCGGAAACTGAATCAATCGACATTACAGTTGTAGGCGATTCAGCGACAGGACAGTCAAAGGTTACTTTTGTACCGGGCGATGCAGCATACAATAACTTCTTTACAGCACCACCAAAACCGCTAGGCACAACAGCACCGGGAGTATAAAGGAGTAAGAAATGGTAAAAACGATAAAATTAACCAATAAGCAGTCATTCAAGATTGACACAACAATATGGTGGTTATTTATTTATCGACAGCAATTTGGCAGAGATATTCTGCCAGATTTGCTGCCATTCATAGAAGCACTATTGAAGATTAATGCAAGTTTTATTGCCCCAAATGGCGAAACGGGGGAAATGACAACCGCACAATACTTACAGGCACTTGCTAAAGATGAAGTATTGGAAGAGGCACTTATTTCACTTGCCGTTGCAGAATCAATCACGATATATCAGATTGCATGGGCGCTTGCAAAGAATGCTGACGATTCAATACCAAGTCCGCACGAGTGGATAAAGAGTTTTAAAAGCTTGCCCGTTGACATAATAGGCAAGGAAGTAATCACTGCGGTGATTGAATCAACAATCAGCGAAAAAAACGCAAGAAGCCTTCTGACGAAGATTTTGAAAGTAGCATAAATTTAGACCAAATATTGATAGGCGCGACACAACGCGGGTTATCGTTAGAGGGCATAAGCAAATTGGACATTGGACAAGTTGTTGATTTTGTGATGGAATACAGCAACGAATCAACAACTGAAGAGGAAATAAGAATAAGGACAAAAAAGGCATCTCAAAATGATTGGGATGCCTTTTTGGGCTAAGTAAAGTAACGGGGGGCAAAATGGCAATTGGTAAGAATATCAAGGGCATAACAATTGAATTTGGCGCGAGGACAGTTAAGCTTGATACAGCATTGGCAGAAGTTAAGCAGAAATCAAAGAGTGTTAGTCAAGCCCTCCGCGATATTAACCGCAATCTGAAATTTGATCCAAAGAACGCGGAACTACTAGCACAAAAGCAAAAGGCTCTTGCAGAGCGCGTTGAAGCAACAACATCAAAGCTAAAGGCACTGCAAGCAGCAGAAGCACAACTAAGCGAAGACTTTAAAAGCAAGGAAAATGGGCAAGCAGAATTTGAAGCACTAAGACGTGAAATCATATCAACAGAACAACAACTAAAGCGGTTCAAAGCTGAGTATGAACGTTTGGGCTCAGTCAAGCTTACTAAGTTGGGAGAATCATTTCAGCAAATGGGCGCGAAGATGGAATCTGCGGGCAAGAAGCTTATGCCGTTTTCAACAGCATTTTTAGGCATTGGATATGCTGCAACACGCTCAGCAATAGATTTTGAAACCGCATGGGCGGGAGTAACAAAGACAGTAGACGGCACACCACAGCAATTAGACAGGATAAGGCAAGGTATTCTTGACTTATCAAAAGAAACTTCATCATCTGCAACCGACATAGCAGCAGTTGCAGAAGCAGCCGGACAACTAGGAATAAAGACGGATGATATTTTGGAATTTACACGCGTTATGGTAATGCTAGGCGATACAACAAACTTATCATCAGAAGAAGCAGCAAGCGCACTCGCAAAGTATGCGAATATCACCGGACTAACAGCAGATAACTATAAGCGCTTAGGCTCTGCAATTGTAGATTTAGGAAACAATTTTGCAACAACAGAAGCGGATATAGTCAACTTTGCAATGAGAATTGCTGCAAGTGGTAAGCAAGTAGGCTTTACAGACCAACAAATTTTGGCACTATCCACCGCGCTATCATCGGTAGGTTTAGAAGCTGAAGCGGGAGGCTCTGCGGTATCAAAAGTACTAACAGAAATTGACAAAGCTGTATCGACAAACGGCAAAACATTATCCACATGGGCGGAAACCGCGGGCATGAGTGTAAGCGACTTCAAGCGCGCATGGGAAAAGGATGCATACGGGGCATTTCAAAAGGTAATAAGTGGAATGGGCGATGCCAAGAAAGGCGGGGAGAATCTCAACGTACTTCTCGAAGAATTGGGTGTTACCAATATAAGAACAAGTGACACTATGAAGAGGCTATCTTCAGCATCCGAACTATTTTCGAAAACAACAGCAACAGCCAATAAAGCATGGGGCGAAAATAAAGCCTTAACGGCAGAAGCTGAAAAGAAATATCAAACAACGGCTGCACAATTACAACAGCTAAAAGCATCATTTGTTGAAATCGGGGTGGAATTAGGCGACACGTTCTTACCCGAAATAAAAGCGATTGTAGGAAATATAAAGGACTTTACAAAAGGGCTAAAAGACTTAAGCCCGGAAGCGAAGCACTTTATTGTAAGGCTTATAGAAATCGGTGCAGTGGCGGGGCCAACATTAATCACGTTAGGCAAGCTATCACAAGGCATGGGGACGTTATCAAAAGGCTTTTCACATTTAAGTGGGATGCTAAAATTTACGAAAAATGCAAAAGAATCAGCAGATAAGCTAACAAAGACAGTTGACGGGCTGACAAAAAGCACAGATGGGCTCAAAGTAATGAACACCGCAACAGCGGGAGTTGGCGCATTTGGTGCAAAATTATCATTGCTTGCACCAATTATAGGAATTGCAACAGTTGGCATAGTAGGATTGGGCGCAGCTATATATACGGCATATCAAAATGCACATAAAGAACGTAAAGCGGTAGACGAAATGGCACGCGCGCATGAAGCGGCAGTTGAAAAAGTCAATGCGAATGCACAAAGCGCAGAAATGTACCGCCAAAGATTAAACTCGCTGATTGGTGTTGAAGATAAATCGACAACACAAAAACAACTAATGCAAACATATGTAGATAAGCTTAATGCAAGTGTAGAAGGGCTCAACCTTACATACGATGCAGAAGGTGATAAGCTTTACGACAATACAGGAAAAGTTGTTGATAACACCAATGCAATTAAAGAGCAAATTGATGCAATGAAGGAACGCGCGCTTGCTGATGCATATATGCAGAATGCAACGGAATCACTCGAGAAATACGCAGAATATACACAGCAGCTATCACAGGCAGAAGCTGAACGCGCTGAAGTAAAAGAAAAAATAGACAAGCTGACAGAAAAGGGTACAGACCTCAAGAAAGCAGAACGCAACGAACTATCCACACTTGTAGAAACTTATAAGAAATTAGGGCGCGACATGGATGGCTATTATGAAGGCATGGCAAGCGCACTTGTAGAAGCGCAAAAGTGGAATAACACAATGGAAATACAGGCGGGCGCTTTAACTAATCTACAAGGCATTGCAGAATCTGCGGGAATAAAGATTCCAAAATCGCTTGAAGCCGGAATACGCGAAGGAAGATATACAATTCCAAGTAGTGTTGACGAATTAAAAGCACTTATAGATTTTGATTCAGCGGTTCAAAAAGCAAAAGAAAAAGGAATAGAAATTCCCGAAAACTTGCAAGCGGGTATTCTATCCGGAGAAATACCATTGAGCGAAGCAACAAGCAGACTTAATGAAGCCGTCAAAACAGGTGTAATGGACATGCCAAGTGACATGAACAAAACAGGAACTGAAGCTGCAACGGAATTGATAAACGGAATGGATGAACGCAAAAGCGATGTAACAAATAAAGCAAGTGAAATATCCAAAGGCGCGAAAGATTCAGCAGATGCGGAAGCAGCGAAAGCATATGACACAGGCGCACTATTTGGCGGCAAATACATAGAAGGCCTAGATGCAACAAATTATGTAGCAAATATTGCGGGTCAAAGATTAGGGGGCGCCGGAAGAACAGGCGCTGAAGCTATAAGCTTATATGATGCGGGATATAACGCGGGCGCGGGTTTTGCGAGTGGTTTAAGTAACGCAATGTGGCTTGCGACAAATGCAGCGAGAAGCATTGCGGAACAAGCGCTATATGCGGCACAAAAAAGGTTAGACGAACACTCACCATCAAGGGAATTTGCAAAGATTGGTAAATTTGGTGGCGAAGGTTTTGCAATCGGACTTGAAGCGACAGGGAAAGACGTTGCGAAAGCCTCAGAAGAGTTGGGCGAAATAGCACTAACAAATGCACAAGATAAGCTGAGTAAGATTGGCGCGATAAATTCTAAACTTGCGGGCATTAAATCAACAAGAACCGCGGGCTTTGCGTTTAAGCCACTAAGTCAAACACAAGCGGCACCGGACACAAAGCAAAGCGAAGGAATCACATATAAGCAAATGGCAGAACTGATGGGCTTGCTTATAACTGCAATCAATAATAAAGATTCAAACGTTGTTATTGATGTTAATGCTATTGCAGACTTTGCAACGCAAAGAATCAATAAGAATATGGGGATAATATCCGAACGCGAAAGAAGGCAATAAAAATGTATAAAGTGATGATAAACGGCATAGATCTACAATCAAAATACGATGCATATTTGGAAGGGCGCGAAATCACCGCGCCCCAAATGCGCAGAGTAACGGAAACTATACCGGGGCGAAATGGGGTGCTTGATTATACATCAGCAATAACAGGTTATCCAACATATGACAACCGAACAATACGGCTCACAGTATGCATTCATAAAACCAAAAAAACAGAATTAGAGGCGGCAAGGGATAGCATATTCAGTATTATCCACGGCAAAAGAGTTAATATAAGTTTTAGCGATATTAACGGGGTATTCACAGGAACCGGACAGATTGAAGCTGAAGAGGACGGCTTGCGATTTAAAAGGCTAACAATATCGGTAGATGTATACCCGTATAGATTTACAGGAACAAAGAAGATAGAACTCACAGCCACTGCCGAAGGAGTTACAAAGGAGTTTGAAATAAATATGCCTGTAAGTCCTTATATGGAAAATGAAAACGAAATCACAATTGAAGCGGGCAATACTAAAATAAATAAAAAGGCGGGGAAATTCTCCGTTGATGAATTAGTGTTAAAGCCAGGGCACAATCAAATAAAAATAAAAGGAACCGGAAAAGTAAAAATGGAGTATGAAGAAGGGGTGCTATGATGTATAGAATTGAGTATAACAACCTAACTATATATGATGCAAGCAACCCCGCACTGCAAATTCTAAGTGGCAATGCAGATTTTGAGCTAAACAAGGCGGGAAGCTTAACAATCACACTTCCCGCAAGTCATAAATACATAGACCGAATAGAAAGATTAAAGCACATTATAAAACTTTACGATGATAATGATTTGATATTCCAAGGCCGCGTTTTAGATTTTGAATTTGATTTTTATAACAATAAAAGAATCTATTGCGAAGGCGAACTATCTTATTTTAAAGATTCAATTCAAGATCCTTTTGAATTTAAAGGTGATATACCCGTATTTTTAAATGGCATAATCGCAGCGCACAACAAACAAGTGGATGCACACAAAAGGTTTAAATTAGGGGTGGTAACAGTAACAGACCCAAACAATCTAATCGTAAGGGAATCTAAAGATTATTTGGATAGCTTAACGATGATTAGACAAAAGCTAATTGATATGTTAGGCGGCTATATTGTCATAAGGCATGAAGAGGATGGCGCATATATTGACTATCTAAAAGACATGGACAAAATAGGGAATCAAAGCATACGATTTGGCTTAAATTTAACAGACATAAAAAGAACGATTGCGGGAGCAGACATTGCAACAGCTATATTGCCACTAGGTGCAGAGGATAAGGACACAGACAAGCGAATCACAATTGAAGAAATCACGGGCAAGAAATATATTATAGATGAAGAGGCAGTAAACAAATACGGGCTTATCGTT